GAAGCACAAACTAAAACATCCGGCAACTCCACAGGCGGTGGAGACAACGCAATTTATCCCCACTGGAACATGCAAGAAGGCAAGGAAGCTGTCGTTCGTTTCCTACCCGATGGCAATGCTAACAACACTTTCTTCTGGGTAGAACGTGCAATGATTAAACTGCCGTTCGCTGGTGTCAAAGGCGAAACTGACAGCCGTGCAGTACAAGTACAAGTTCCCTGTGTGGAAATGTACAACGATGGTACAGCCTGTCCAATCCTTTCAGAAGTACGTGGTTGGTTTAAAGACAAATCACTGGAAGAAATGGGTCGTAAATATTGGAAGAAGCGTTCATACATTTTCCAAGGTTTCGTAGTTGAAGATCCGCTCAAAGAAGACACCACTCCGGATAACCCAATCCGTAGATTTATCATCGGACCTCAAATCTATCAGATCATCCGTTCGGCACTAATGGATCCAGAGTTGGAAGAACTGCCAACCGATTTCCTCCGCGGTGTAGATTTCCGCATCGCTAAAACCAGCAAAGGCGGATTCGCAGACTACTCTACTTCTAAGTGGAGTCGTCGTGAGCGAGCATTGACTGATCAAGAAAAAGGTGCGATTGATCAATTCGGCCTGTTCGACTTGTCCAGTTTCTTGCCTAAAAAGCCCACCGATGTTGAGCTCAAGGTAATGAAAGAAATGTTCGAAGCATCCGTAGATGGCGAAGCCTATGATATGGAACGCTGGGGACAATATTTCAAACCCGCAGGCATGGGTCAGGCCACTGGCGACCCTGTTGCTAAATCAGCACCCCGTGCTGTGGCATCCGCTCCTGTAGATGAAGATGATGCTCCTTTTGATACTGCACCAGCAGCCAGCGCACCTGCTCCTAAAGCAGAAGCTCCGGCAGCTAATTCAGAATCCGCGAGTCGTGCGCAAGATATCCTTGCCAAGATCCGTGCTCGTCAGAGTCAGTAAAGACTAAAGTAAAGAGTGTGGGGCAATCCCACACTCTCTTCATCACAGGGAAAAACTATGGCAAAAGCATTTGATATTTCTAAATTTAGAAAATCGATTACTAAATCTATCGACGGATTAAGTATCGGTTTCAATGATCCAACCGATTGGGTCAGTACCGGTAATTACGCATTAAATTATCTGATCAGCGGAGACTTCCATAGAGGAGTTCCGTTGGGCAAGGTCACAGTATTTGCAGGCGAATCAGGCGCAGGCAAGTCATACATCTGTTCTGGCAACCTTATCAAGGCAGCACAGGCACAGGGCATTTATCCTATCCTAATTGATACAGAAAACGCACTTGACGAAGATTGGCTCAAGGCACTAGGTGTTGATACCAGTGAAGATAAATTGTTAAAACTTAATATGGCCATGATCGATGATGTGGCAAAGACCATCACTGAATTTGTTGCAGAATATAAAACTATGCCCGAGGATACTCGACCAAAGGTATTGTTTGTACTTGATTCGTTGGGTATGTTGTTGACACCTACTGACGTTAATCAATTCGAAGCAGGCGACCTTAAAGGCGATATGGGCCGTAAGCCTAAAGCACTAACAGCACTTGTTCGCAATTGTGTTAACATGTTCGGTTCTTTGAACATTGGCCTAGTTGCTACTAATCACACATATGCATCGCAAGATATGTTTGATCCCGATGACAAAATTTCAGGTGGACAAGGTTTTATCTACGCATCATCTATCGTAGTTGCTATGAAAAAGTTGAAGCTGAAAGAAGACGAAGATGGCAATAAGATTTCAGAAGTCAAAGGTATCCGTGCTGCCTGTAAGATCATGAAGACACGATATGCCAAACCTTTTGAATCAGTACAGGTCAAGATTCCTTATGAGACAGGTATGAATCCTTATAGCGGTCTAGTCGATCTTGCTGAAGGAAAAGGTATGTTGGTCAAGGATGGTAATAGACTTGCTTACACAACACCAGATGGCGAAATTCTTAAGAACTATCGCAAAGAATGGGAAAGAAATGAAAACGGATGTTTAGATACACTTATGACAAACTTTTCAAATCAGCCCGAAAAATCCGTTTCTGAGATAACTAATAAAGTTGAACCCGAAACGGAGAGCGTGGAATGAAAGAAGATTTAATCGCAGACATTTGGACCTTAGTAGTAGAGCATATCCCAGAAAAGGCTAGGGCAGATGTTGCCGCAGACTTTGTCAACACATTGCTAGACTACGGCATCAAAGAATCTGTACTAGATAGTCTTCAAGGTATCGATCCTTATCTAGACGAAGCAGTTAATTATGCTATCGACGGCGAAGAGATCGAAGAAGACTACGAAGATTATGAAGAAGATGAGGACTAAATGAATTGGTATGATCGAGTTTCTAAAGATATCAGCCATATACCGGATGCTGCCGCACACTATGAAGCAGAATTATTAGAAGCAAAAAAAGATGCCCGTATAGCGGGAAACATCGAGAAAGCTTCAGCGGCAATGCCGGGTATCGTAGAAACTCGATTTAACCAACTACAAGAAATCGAAGCGATTTTAGAATATCTTAATATTGAATTAAGAAGACTTCGAAGTCAACACTTTCGTAAGTATCTAGAAAATTACCAACGTGCTCTCTCTTCTAGAGATTGTGAAAAGTTTGTAGAAGGCGAAGCCGACATCGTAGACTTTGAAAAAATTATCAACGACTTTGCATTACTACGTAATAAGTGGTTAGGTATCATCAAGGCTTTAGATCAGAAACAATGGCATCTCAGCAACATTATTAAGCTTCGTGTGGCTGGAATGGAAGACGCAACAATATGAGAACTTTTCGAGTAGTAACTAGTCAACATAAACCCTATTATGATCTAATAGGTCGAGATTGCATCGAATCATTTTTAAAGTATTGGCCAGAAGAAATTAGTATTGAACTGTGGGCTGAAAACTTTATACCAGACATAGATCATCCCAGATTAATTATTAAAGATTGGAACAAAATCAATCCCAGATTTAATAATTTTGTTACTCTAATAGAATCAAAAACATCGAATCCAAAAGTCTTAAGTCGTAAAAAATTCTGGATGAAAGGGCACGTAGTTTTAACAGCCATGGAAGAATGTGAGAGTGATATTTTTATGTGGTTAGATAGTGATATTGTAACACATAGCTATCTTCCGTTATCGTATATAGAAAATCTTATACCAGAAAATTTTTTAGCTGTTGATATTCCTGCAGGAGGCAAAGGCAAAGATAAAGAAGTAGAGTCTGGATTTTTCGGATTAAATTTAAATCATCGAGCTTCGACTGAAGTTATTTCATATTATAGAGACTGTCATACTACTGATATGATATTAAATGTTAATAGAAATTTAGAAACTGCGGTTTGGTGGAACACTATCGAGGAGCAAAGAAAAAAAGGAGCATATGTAAATCATTTAAAATCTACTAAAGATTTACTGATGCCATTTATGTATACTGAATTAGCTGAATACATGAGGCACTGGGTTTCTACAAAGAATAAGTCTGCCTATAGTAAAGGCAACATAATCACTAACGAAGAAAATTAAAATTTATATATGATTTGATATTTGTCGTAGATTGGTTTTATACCTTTATCAGACAAGTATTCAACAATTTTTCTACCTTTTCCTGTTCTTGTTTTAGTTTTAACTAAAAAGTTGTTATCGTCTATAGCTACAATTGAACCTTTTTTTAGAAACGGTTCTATCTCTATAAATTCTTTCAAGTGATGCGATGCCGATGGATCGTCGTTTTTCCACGCAACATCGTAACTATCTAAATAAAATAAATCTACTGATTCTTTTCCGTCGAGTTTCTTTAAAAATTCGACAGAATCACTACAGACAACATTGCATACACTGTTATCCAAATATTGTCTAGCTACAGCACATGCTTCATCAGAAATATCGACCGAGTTTAATTTACCGTTGAAAGTCTTTAAGAATGATTCAAATAAAACACTACTTTGACCATCCCCCCACGATCCATATGATCTAAGTGTTCCTGTTTCGACAATTCTATATTCGGATTTTTCCATGTTAATTAACATTTCGAATAAAAGAAGAAACCCTTCTCCTCTTTTTCCTAATTCGTATTTTAATATAGATTTCTTTTTATTTCTAGAATCTAAATTGTGAAAATAATTGTCTGTAAAAAAATCTAACCAAGTTGACTTAGTAATCATATTATTAAAATATCCTTTTTTAATTCGAATTTATCAAATTTTGTATTAGCCCACATATAAATCCCATGCGGCAATTCCTTAAAATTATTAATTAGATGCTGAAAAGCTAAACCATCAAATACAAAGCTTTCTAACCTCCATTCTGATTTTTTCCTCATTAAATCGAAACATATATCAATATTTGTGTTATGTTTTTTATTTTCAAGTTCTATATCTAAAAAATCGAATTTAGAAAAATCTAAATTTTTCTTAACATAACACATACCGAATGTCCAAATATCATTGAGTTCTCTATAAAAATCTAAAGATAATCCGTCTAATTTGTGTTTAGAAAGATGAAACTCAACTTTAAGAATTTTTTCTTTAAGGGCATGATAGTCCCTAGTTAACCACATAGTATCGTCAGCATCAATGATCCATAGAGTGTCGGTAGTGGCCAATGAAAATGCAGTCAAGTTGGCTGATCCTTGATTTCTAGATTTCTTTTTTGGAAATCGATCAAGGAAGCTTCTGCCAATCGAATAATCTGTGTTTACAATTACTATTTCATTACCTATGTATTCTCTGAGGAAATCCGGCATAGGTTTTTGAGTAGAAAAACAATCACAGATTATGAAAATTTTGTATCCACGAAATATTTCTATCCAGCTCATTAGGCACAGATATGAAGATATATCGGGTCTGTTAAATTTTAAAAAAACTTCAGGTTTCATGTTTTATAAATAGTAGCATATATTTATTTTGAACATGACTGTTAAGAAAATTATCATACAAGCAGGCGGCAGGGGAAGCCGACTAAGGCACCATACATGGAATAAACCAAAATGTTTAGTGTCTGTCAAAGGAAAGCCAATTCTATATCATTCTTTTGATGCATTTCCTGAGGCAGAATTTTATATTATTGGCGATTACGCATTTGATCAATTGAAAAATTATTTAGAAGTAAATCCTCCTAATGTAAAATATACCTTGATCCACACAGATAAGAAAGGCACATGCAGCGGCATACAAGAAAGCTTAACCTATATTTCCGACGACGAAGAAATATTACTAGTCTGGAGCGACCTAATAATAAGACAAGAAATTATTTTAAATAACGATCAAAAAAAATATAACAGAAGTATAGGATTAACTGATGCATTTACTTGTCGATGGACTTACAATGAAAAATTAGCAGAAGTTCCGGGAAACAACGGCGTACCAGGAATTTTTTGGTTTTTAAATAAAAATGAATTGACATCAATACCCGAGGAAGGCGAATTTGTAAAATGGTGGTCTAAAAATATTGAAATGTTCAGCACATTTCATGTATCAGAACTAGACGAATTAGGCGATTTCCACACTATAGAAGAAGAAAATGATAGAGCAGGTTTTAGTAGATTTTTTAATGATGTAAAAATTAAAGATAGAACCGTTGAGAAAAAATGCATAGTTTCAGAATACGATCATTTAATAATTGGCGAAATAAACTGGTACGAAAAAATCTCCGCAATGGGGTTTAGGAGGATTCCAACCATTCACTCAAAGAATCCTCTGATCATGGAAAAGATAAACGGGGTGCATCCATATGATCTTTTAGATTTAACGGAGAGAGAAAAGAGAGTAGTCATAGCTGATTGTTTAGACACATTACTTGATCTTCATTCAAAGGCAAGTGTTCCAGTAGATGTTGACGACGTATACGAGGTTTACATAAAAAAAACTAGAGATCGAGTGAATTCTGTAAAAAAATTAATACCTAATTTTAACAAAGATAGTTTAACTATAAACGGATTAAAGTGTAAAAATATTTTTAATGAAAAACACATTCATCTATTTGATTACATTTTAACCACATGTATGCCGCCGAAATTCGTTCCTATACATGGAGATCCGACATTTAGCAATATGCTCATCGACAGACATTTACGTGCATGGCTATTTGATCCTAGAGGCTATTTTAAAAAGCCGGAAATCTGGGGAGATCCGA